ATAGTTCATTTAAGAAAGCATTTGTACGTGAAGATGGTGCAATAGGTTTTATTGGCATAGAAGCACACGAAAAGGAAGTTGGTTATATTCCTATCGGTTCAGCTATAACATCATATGCACGTAACTTTACAATAAGAGCTGCACAGAAAAACTATCATGGTGTTAATGAACGTGGTTTTATATATGCAGATACTGACAGTATACATTGTGACTTAGAACCCGAAGAGATTGAAGGAATAACAGTACATCCTACAAACTTCTGTTGTTGGGCACTGGAAAGCTGTTGGGATGAAGGTATATTTGTTAGGCAGAAAACATATATTGAACACGTAACGCACAAGGATTTAGAGCCTGTTGAAAAACCATATTATGATGTGAAGTGTGCAGGTATGCCCGAAAAGTCTAAAGATTTATTTGTTGCAAGCATGATAGGATTGACAGAAGAACAGGAAGAAAAATGGAGCAAAGAAGAAAAGAAATGGTGCAACACTAAACGCACATTAAATGACTTTGACATTGGACTAGAAATTCCATTCGGAAAGCTAAGACCTAAACGCATTAAAGGTGGTTGTCTGTTAGTTGAAACTAAGTATAAGATGAGGTGATGAAATGTTACAAAGAAAAGAATTATTTCCATTATCATTTGAGAGTCCTTTTAGAATAGACATTTATTTTAAAAGGTCTTCACAGTTAGACGCAAGAACCAAATTAGTTATGGGTTGTAAAGTAAGAATTACACAAAGTCATTATGAAATATTTATGTGTAATGGCAAGACAATGTATTTACGAAAAGAAAACATATTATTTATATTAACAAGTGAGAAAGTAGAGGTAGAATATGCATAACACTTATCCATTTTTTAATTTAGAAATAGGCGAATGTTTTATATATGATATGGCACCATATATGAGAATAGGTAAACACAGTGCTAGAGGAAATTATTGTACAATGGAAATAAATGCTGTATCATTAACACAAGGAACTTGTGTACACTTTCAAGAAGCAACAAATGTAATATTAATTGAAAATGAATACAAAAATTATAAGTATGAAGAAGAGAAAGAAGGTGAAAATAATGACAAGAATTAATCGTATTCTGAAGGAATTTAATCGCAAGTGGGTAGCAGGTGAATGTAGGCATTTTTGTACATTCTGTCAGTTCAAAAGATATTGTTACCCCAAGTTTAAAATGGTACTAGATATTATTTATGAAAATCAAAGTAAAAGAGGTATCTATTGCTATTGTTTTACTTTATTAAATAACAGGGAATTACATGTATATGGGACACTTGATGATTGGTATAGAGATACACCATCAGCTGTTTATACTGATGTAACATCAGTATCATCATTTCCTGTAAAATAGAAAGGAGTAATTATGATAACATATTATAAGAAACTATTTGTCACAAATGTTGACACTTTATGCGAAGCTATTCATTGTTCATTAACAGAAGTATTAGTAAATGTATATGATATAAGCGTATATTATCATGTACCATCATTACAAATAAGAATTAAAATAAAGTATGAAGATAGATGTGTAATAAATATTAATTTAGAGCGTGAAGAATATAACAACCTCTTAGATATTGATAATGCGTCTGAATGGGATTATGGAAATTTTATAGCGGCTCTTAAAAATGATATAAAAAATATGATACTTACAAATTATATAAAGTAATTTAAAAGGAGAGTACATAGTGTACTCTCCTTTAGTATATCTTATACATTAACTTTCAGCAGACCGAAGGTTGCAAACCCGAAAACCTTGGTGGCTGTATAATTTCAACAGTGCTACCCACCTCAGTGAAAGTGAAAGCCAATGCAGATACCTTAGTAACTTATACAGGTCATTAATGCTTCTTTACTTCTTAAGTCCTTAAATCTAAATGCACCATGTTCAAAGTAATATCTTAATTGCTGTATAAAGAACGAATTATTTTTAAGCATTACATAGTTAATATTATGGTCATCTGTAGTAACGCTTATCTTATTAGGAAATGTCTTATCTGCATTATCATCACAATACAAATATCCTAAATTTCTATACTCTCTAATAGCATATTCTTTTCCTTTATATTTAATAGTAGCTAGGTACTTATTAACTTTATCAGCAGGCTTCTCAATAAATGCTAAATTATCATTTAAGTATACGTTCTCACTTGCATAGCTTACATACTCATTATTTCTAAATGCTCTATTAATACCACTTTCCTTTTGTGCCCTGCTTGCTGTTTCAATGAAACCATTTTCTAGTACAAATCCATCACCTTTAAGGAAGTTAGTTTCTTGGTTCAATCTTGAAGATATTCCTAATTCAACATAATATGGATTTATAATAGAAACTTGGTTGCCTAGCATATACACAGGAACATATCTGACCTGTTCACCTTTACCTCTAGCAATAGAAGTATGTATACTAAGAAACTTCTTTATTTCATCAGTACAATAATGATTAGTTTCTGATTGAAATTCATCAAAAATAATCATATCTACATCTGAGAATAAGTGTGAATACTTTTTAATTTGGTCAGCACTATTAAGTGTAATAGCATAACCACAACTTTTTTCAGTATCTTCATCATCAGCTTCCATCATAAATAGTTCATGGTATATACCGTTTGCTCTTCTTTTAGATACCATGTTATAATGGCTAAAGAATAAACCTTTTAAGTCCTTAAAGAATTTATCTCCGACATCATCTAGCTCATAATTGTACCTATATAATAGTGCAAACTTTGAACCTGTTTTCATAAATCTATTAACAGCAAGTCTGCCAAAATATGTTGTCTTACCACCAGTTCTATTTGTTGTGCATAAGTACAACTCTGGCTGTCTACCATTAATATCTTTTAATGACAATAATTTAGTTCCATCATAATATTCGTTACTCATATATTTTACCTCTTCTTTATTATAACACAATTTATTGTAAAATACAAAGAAATGTGGTATAATTAAGAAAACAGGAAAGGAGTAAATAGTATGCCAACATACAATGAAGTAATGACTTTTATATCAACAGTTGGTTTTCCTATTGCAATGTGTTGTGCTTTAATGTGGTACTGTTATAAGCAAAATGAGTTGCACAAAGATGAGACCAACAAATTGTCAGATGCTATACACGAAATGACAATAATGTTACAACAGCTAACGGACTTTCTAAAGAAATAGCGAGGTACAAAATGAGCGGAATTGGAAGTGCAAGACATGACGAGAATGGAAGGATTATCGGCGGTAAGGTTGGTGACCAACTACAAACTATTTTAAATGGCAATGACCTTAATGGTGAAGTATCAATGCAGAATATGTATACACATAAATATGGTTGGTACATTCTAAGACCAAAGGAACTAGCCCACGCAGACAGAATAGCTTGTGCTATGGTTATAGCTTGTAATAATGCTAATATTGGTTACAATCAAAATGCCGATAGAAGTAAACCTATTGATGTTGCAAGTGATATTCCTATTAATTGTGATTGTTCAATGCTAGTACGTGGTTGCATATATGCAGGAACAGGACAAGATGTTGGAAATTTTGATACATCAAATGAAGTACAAATACTTACAAAGAGTGAACTTTTTGGAGAGAGAATTGAGTACATCAGTGAAGCAAAAACACCTGTTTATATTGGTGACATTCTTGCTTCAAGAAGAAAAGGGCATACAGTTGTTGTAGTTACAGGTAAAAACAGAAGAGATTTAATAGTTACTGACTACAGCACATACTATCCAAGGTACACAGGTTCTTCTACTTCCATAGTAACATCCTTAAAGGCAGTTGGTGAAAAAGATACTTCTCTTAATCACCGAAAAGAAATAGCATATGTCAATGGTATTATTAACTATAAAGGTACTGCAAGTCAGAACCTTACAATGGTGAAAATGCTAAAGGCAGGAATATTAAAAATGAAGGTATAATATGTGGTACGCTAAACCCAAAGGTGCTTATGGTATTAATAGTGATGAAGCTAAGAACAATATGTTTGAGATATATAATGTTCTTAGAAGCGAATTTACCATTGAAGCAATATGTGGCATACTAGGAAATATGAATGGAGAGAGTGGGTACAACCCGTGGAGATGGCAGGGTGACAGAGTTAATAGGAGTAACGGCTATGGATTAGTACAGTTCACACCTGCAAGTGGTTATCTTGATAATTATGGTACATCATACCCAGGGTTCGCCCCTAATCTTAGTGTTACAGGACAAACCAGTGGTGCAAATGCCAGTGATGGAAATGCACAAACTTGTGTAATCCGTGATGATGCCGCAGGGAAATATATTGACCGAAGAAGTTGGTGTAATTATTATGACCTAAGTAACACATATCCTTTTAGTAAATTTAAACAAATTACAGATTTAAAGGAAGCAACAATTGCATGGTTATTTAATTATGAAGCACCAGCTGATAGGTCAGAAAGTGTTGCAAATTCAAGATATGGTTGGGCTACACAATGTTATGAGATTATAACAGGAGAAACACCACCCACTCCACCGACTCCACCATATCCGCCTGTGCCACCTACACCTGTACATAGCGGAAAAATGCCGCTATGGATGTATTTAAGAAGATTATAAGGAGATTAACTATGGCAGTATTAAGTAAGAAAGAAATATTGGAACAAGTAAAAACTATTGTTGGTGAAAATACTGATGATACAACATTAAAATTCTTGGAAGATATTTCTGATACAATGGATGACCTCGAAACCAAAGCAAAGGGTGATGGGGAAGATTGGAAAACTAAATATGATAATCTTGATAAAGAATGGAGAACAAAATATCAAGAGAGATTTTTCAATGGCTCACCTGAAGATGATAAAAATGAGCCAGACAATGATTTAACAAAGCCACAGGATTTACCCGAAGATGAAGAAGATGATGCACCAAAACATTTTGAAGATTTATTCACAGAGGGGTAAACAGAAAGGAGAAATAATATGGCTAAGAAAATTGCAGTTTCAAACTTAAATGCTAGTACCATTGATATTATCAATGTTATTAGACAGAATGCTTCGTATGAATATCAGAGCAAAGTGCCTAAAGTAGAAAAGGCTAATGATATTCCTAAAGTTGGTGAGACAATCTATGGTACACCTGCTTTTGCAAATGAATTTTTAAATGCACTTCTTAACAGAATTGCTCTTGTTAAGGTAAAGAGTGCTACATTTAATAATCCTTATGCTGGATTAAAGAAGGGTTACTTAGAGTTCGGTGAAACAGTAGAAGATATTTTCGTACAGATTGCTTCTGTTGTTGAATTTGATGCAGACAAGGCAGCTGCTAGAGAGTTCAAGAGAACCTTCCCTAAAGTAGAGTCAGCTTTCTATGCAATGAACTGGAGAGTTATGTACCCTGTTACAATACAGGACAAAGATTTGTACACAGCTTTTCAGTCACTTGACGGTGTACAGAACCTTATCGCAAAGATTGTAGATGCTATTTACACTGCCGCTGAGTATGATGAGTTTTTACTTTTCAAGTACCTTCTTATTAAGGCTGTTGCAAGCGGAAAGATGTATCCAATTGCTGTTGGTGATGGTACAGACCTAAAGGTTGATGCTGTTGAGTTCCGTGGTACATCTAATGTACTTCCATTTATGAGTTCACAGTACAACGAAGCAGGTGTACTTACCACAACTCCTAAAGATAGACAGATTATCTTCATGGACGCTAAGTACAATGCACAGTTTGATGTAAATGTACTTGCTTCTGCTTTCAATATGGATAAAGCTGATTTCATGGGAAGGCTACATCTTATTGATAACTTCACAACATTTGATAACACACGTTGGAGCGTTATTAAAGAACACTCTGATGGTATTGAAGATGTAACAGCTGATGAGTTAGCTCTTATGCAGGATATTAAGGCAATCATTGTTGATGAAGAGTGGTTCCAAGTTTACGATAATAAGACAGTATTTACTGAAACTTATGTAGCTAGTGGACTATATTGGAATTACTTCTTACATACATGGAAGACAATTGCTCACTCACCATTTGCTAATGCTGTTGTATTCGCAACCGCTAATGGAAAGTTACCTACATTACCTGAAAGTCTTAAAGCTACAGTTGATACAGTTGCTGACTCAGAGAAGGCTATTGCTCTTGCACTTTCAATTGCTGATAATGTTTCACTATCTCCATCATCTTACAAGTTTGAGCAGACAGAGGGACTTACTGAGGATGGAGTTGCTGTACAGAAGTATGGTGCATTGATTGTTCCAAAGGCAGAGACACCAATTAGTGATGAACTTGTTATTGGTGTTGGCGGTGCTACTTATTCAAGTTCAGCTGTTACATTTGCTAGTCTTGAAGTTGGTACTGAAATTACATTCCAAAAGCAGGAATAATTAATTGACTTTATGGACTACATCTTGAAACATAGATGTAGTCCTAATAAGTAGAAAGGAAGTATTAATATGTATATACAGCCTAATACAACTGTTAGACTACTTACAGGTGTTCCACTTGATAATACATATACACATACATTGTACTTTAGTGATAAAGCTAGTCAGACTTCTTATTTTGAAAGTAAGACCAAAGCAGGTTGCTTACTTAGTAATTTAAGCTATCAGAGATATACTAAAGGAAATTTGAGAATACAGAAACTAGCTGATGATATTTATGATTGCAACTATATGATGTTTCAGAATACTGCTTATGGTAACAAGTGGTTCTATGCTTTTATTAACAATATTGAATATGTTAGTAACACAGTTTGTGAGATTACATATGAGATAGATGTTATACAAACATGGTTCTTTGATGTTACATTATTGCAGAGTTTCGTTGAACGTGAACATAGTGTTACAGATATTGCAGGTGAGAATATTGTACCCGAACCTGTACCTATTGGTGAGATGTACAATGGCGAGTACATTCATACAGGTCTATTTAGCAAATTTGACATTGTAATAGCAACTTCATATGTTATTAGGAGTGATGAAACATCAATCACAGGATATAGTTGGTCAGAGCCAATGGAAGAAATGATACCTGGTGTTATAACTAGTGGTGCATACTATGGACTAAGACTTGATGATAACCCTACAGGTGTTTTCTATTATGCTTTTAATTCAGAAAGAGATATATTTTATCTTCCCGAACCTGCTCCCGAAAACCCTTATTCTTTCTTCCAAACAATGTTAAATAAACACCCTAGTCTTGATGATATTGCTGTTATATATTGTGTACCGCATTCATTGATAGATTATAATGGTGAAAGATTTACTTTATTAAATTCAAGCGATAGACAGCAATCAGAAAATTATGAACGTATTGTACCGTATTTTAATTCACATCCAACGCAATTATCACATGGATATGTACCAAAGAATAAAAAATTACTAACATATCCTTACAATAAACTTGTAATAGATACAGCAGATGGAAATTCTTATGAATATGCTTTTGAATTTTTTGAAGAATATCAAGATGGTAGTTCCCATATTACTTCCATTAGTTTTGCTATTAAAGGGTACAGAGGTGCTAATTGCTCCTTTAGAGCAATACCTTTACATTATAAGGGAAGTGTCAAAAACTACAATGAAAGCTGTTTGCTAACAGATTTTCCTAACGTTAGTATAATAACAGACTCATATAAAGCATGGTATGCACAAAATAAAACACGTACAGCATTACAAGTTGTTAGTGATATAGCAGGTGTTGGACAAGGTGCAGGTGCAGTTATAGCTGGTTCACAAATTATGACACCTAGAACAAAAGTGCTTAGTACAAAGGGTGCTAAAATGATGGCAGGTGGATATGATGAAGTAGGTAAAAGTGGTGTAAAAGGTATTGGCGGTACATTAGCCGAATTAGCTGATAAAAGCAGACTAAAATACCATCCAAGAGTTGGTAGTAATGACGGTTCATCTGAAGTAACAAATGGTATCAAAGACTTTAATGGTTTACAAGTATCTGTAAATCCGCAAAATGCCCAAATAATTGACGACTTTTTCAATTGCTATGGTTATGCAACTCACAGAGTAAAAGTGCCTAATAGAAATGTAAGACCTCATTGGACTTATGTAAAAACTATAGACATTAATCTTGAAAGTAATGCACCTAGTGATGATACAAGTAAGATAGCTTCTATCTATGACAATGGTATCACATTTTGGAGACATCCATCAGAAGTTGGAAACTATTCACTTGATAATTCGCCTAGCTAGAAAGGAGAACTATGGGAAGAAAAAAGAGAGACACTTTTATTGAAAGTGCTTTAATGAATAACCGAACATATATACAATATTATAATCGTTTAACTGAACTGGCATTATCCATGTTTGAGTGGACTAATTTACCTTCAAGTGTTGACGCTAGATTTTTGGAAATGTGTTTATTTTCCGAAGGAAAAGCTGTATTCTTTAAGGATAAAGTTTTAGGTTATTTAGGGTTACAATGTGCAATAAGTGGTAGATTAAACGTGTACAGAATACCTATTAATAGAAGAGCATATGCAACTAATGGTTATAACAAAAATCTTACTGACAAAGATAGCGTTATTATTTACAACAATTTCATGCATACTAATTCTAAATTAGATGTTGAAATGTTTTCTAAAAGGCTATATAATTTAGATAGAATAATTGATGTTAACGCTAATGCTCAGAAAACTCCTGTACTTATTAAGTGTTCCGAAGAAGAGCGTCTGACTATGCTAAACATATACAAAGATTTTGATGGAAATGCACCTGTTATCTTTGGAGAAAATGACTTGAACACTAATGGACTTACAGTTTTGAAAACAGAAGCACCATATGTCGCAGACAGGATTTATGAATTAAAGACTCAGATATGGAACGAAGCATTGACATATCTTGGTATTTCAAATATCAATACTGTTAAAAAAGAGCGTCTCATAACTGATGAAGCTATTAGAAATAATGGTGGAACTGTCGCTAGTCGTTATTCGAGACTAGAAGCACGTAGACAGGCTTGCAAACAAATTAATGAAATGTTTGGACTTGATATTGGATGCAACTTTAGAGAAGATTATCGTGAACTAGATGATGAAATTGATGTTGAAGATGATAATGAAACAGAAAGGAGTAATGTAAATGAGTAAATATACTACAGAGTTACGCTTTATCTGTGAAACGTATGCAGGACTTGATGAAAGTACAGGTGGTGATGGTGTTGAAAATGTTATTACTAAAGCGTTACCTAAGTTATTCAACTTTAATTTTCCAATATTTGATGAAAGCTATCGTACAGTATTGGAACGCAAGATAGTAATGCATTATTACACAAGAGAGATTGGATTTGAAACAGTAGCTAGGTGGAAACTTGCACTAAATACTAAGCTAAATGAGATAATGCCTTATTATAATAAGCTGTATAATAGTGAGTTAATAGAGTTTAACCCTATGTACGCTACTGACATAAAAACAAAACGAGATAATACTACGGTAGAAGACAGGAATAAAACAGAAGACAGAACTGTAAAAGAAGAACGTGACAAAACAGACAATAATACTAGAACATTAAATACAACAAAAACAGACGCAGGAAATCACGACAATACAATTACTGATGTGCCTAATGAAACAACTTATGAGTTACATAGTGATACACCACAGGGTGGTTTGAATGGTGTTGACAGTGAAACTTATTTAAGTGATGCTAATAAAACTACTAGAAATGGAAGAAATGTAAAAACTGATACAGGGTCTAACGGTTTAACAAGCAGAGATACAGGTACTATTGGTGATGCAAGAGTCATTGATGAAAATTTAGACACCAATGATAATAAAACATCTACAGAAGATGCTACAACAACTGATGATTACTTAGAACATGTTTATGGATATTCTGATTATAGCCCATCTAAGCTTTTGGATGAATATAGAGAAACATTTCTCAATATTGATATGATGATAATTAATGAATTGAATAAACTGTTCATGGGAGTATGGTAAAGGAGAACACTATGAGTATAAATTTTACACCTAATATGGGCGAATTTACAGGACTAAAAACTTTTAGACATTGGTGTCAAAAAGTTCTACCTGCTGTATATGATGATAGTCTAAGCTATTATGAACTTTTATGCAAAGTTGTTAAATATCTAAATACAACCATGCAAAACGTAAATGTATTGCATGATGATGTTGTAAATTTATACAAAGCTTACACGTGTTTACAGGACTATGTTAATAATTACTTTGATAACCTAGATGTGCAAGAAGAGATAAATAACAAATTGGATAAAATGGTTGAAGACGGTACACTTTCAGCTATAGTAAACAAAATGATAAATGCTAAATATTATGATGTAGCTGATATTGCAATTGCAGGGCAGGTTGTTACTGATGATGGTGTCGTTTTCGCTACACAATGTTTTTGTGCAGATAGTGAATATATTTACGTCTTTTGTACCGTTAATAGTGCTCAGGCATTTATTTTAAAATATTCTAAAACACTAGGTACACTATTAAATAAATTTGAGTTAGGTGATGGTACAATTGGTTCATGCGGAATTAATGAAAATTATCTAGTTGGTGCACATAGTCACCAAGATATTTATATAATATCTAAAAATGGCGAAATTATTAAAACAATTCAGCCAAAGATTAAAAATCCATTATGTACGTGTCCGCCTGATTGTCAATGCGAACTATGTGATTGCAATGAAGATGATTGCTATATCACAATTGCTGTAAATGAATGTACCTGTGACGGTGACTATATTTATTTCACAGATACAAGTACACCAAACAAATTGTACAAGATGGATTTTGATGGAAATATTGTTCGTACAACTGAATTGACAGCTGTTCGTAACACAGTTATGCAGGCTATTAAGATTATTGGCAATAATTTATATATGACAAATTTTGAGACATCATTACGCTTATATCTAATTAGTGTATATACACTAGAAGGTACATATATTACAAATATTTCAATACCTGTTAAAACTGAGTTGGAAGATATCTGTGAGATTGATGGACAAACATATATCTTAGTTAATAATTTTGGCGGTGGTACAATATATCGCTGTACATTACAGAAGTACCCACTATCTACTAATTATGTGTCTACACATAATCAAATAAAAAATTTAACAGGTGTTGTAACAGGGCACTATTACTTTGATAATACAAAGTTTAATTTGTGGAACGATGGTAGTACACCTGAAAAAGCATTAAACAAGATTAAAAATACATATAATCTGTTTAATGATTATCAGAGTAGACTTGACATTGAATTACTTTCTGACTTCCCAGATGGCGAACTTGTTTTCCGTTCAAACTTAGGATGGTTTAGAATACTTGGTAATAATCACAGTATGATGGGATTGTACATTGAAAACAATCTACATGTTGAACTACGTGAAGTCAACTTTGTAGGTAGACAGTTCCAAACAAATGAAAATGTTTATATAAGTGGTGGAAAAGCCAAGTTTATAAGATGCACCTTTACTTGTGTATCAGAAGATATTCAACTACATACAGAAGGAACGACAGTAGAACTAACTGATTGTACATTTACAGGCGAAATACCTAATAATGCTAACATCAGATGCACTGGTGGTGTATGCGAACTATATACAGCTATAAGTATTACCAATAAAAAGTCTGTTATCTTTAGAAGTGGTGTAGTAATTAACTTCATATTAACTGACACAAGTTGGTTAAATGTTGAAACAAATATTATTGGCACTACTATGCTAAGTGGTGATATAGCACTTTCAAACTTAAAGTGTAATGGTGATTTCAAATTTGGTATAGGGTGTACCATAACTGACTTCCAACTAGAAGGTGTTGCAGGTGGTGGAATAATTAGAGCTGTAAGTAGAGCAGGAATTACAGACCTAGAAGTACATCTTCAGGGTCATCTATACAATATAATGATTGTAGAGGGTGGTCAAACATTTGTGCGTGAATA